TTATAGTTTATTTAAAATGTCTTTATTACGTTCACGCATAGTATCTGTAACGTGTGTGTATATATCAAGTGTTGTTGCTACATTCTTATGTCCTAGACGTTCTTGTACATATTTAACATCAGCTCCATTAGCGAGCAGAACAGAAGCGTGAGTGTGTCTTAATGAGTGAAAATCAAGTTCACTAAAACCAAGTTTATTATGAATAACTCTAAAGCAGTGCATCATAGCACGAGGCTGGATCCACGAACCATCATCCCTGACCTGAACCAGATGTAACACTTCACAGCTATTGCCGGGATCATATGTAATGAATTTAGAACCATCATTAAGTGTTTCACAGTAAATATTATTGTAGTATTCATTATAATATTGTTCACAGTCTTTCTGATGTTCATACATTTTCTTTAATTCTGAAAGAGTTGTATTATCAAGTTCTATTGTTCTAAAAGAGTCATATTTAGGATTTTCAAGAAACCACTTATTATTATGTATCTGTACCTGTCGATTAATGTTCAATGTTCCATTATCAAAGTCTATATCCTCCCACATAAGACCAAATACTTCCCCAAGACGTAAACCACATTTATATGCAAGTAACAGCGGAATATGGTATATATGTCCAAAGGGAAATGTTTTAAATACAGTGTTAAGCTGCTCATCCGTCCATACAACTCTTGTTTTTTTATTAGTTATTACCTCGGATTTAGCTCTTGGAAGTGGAAGAGAGATAGCAGCGGCAGGGTCATCATTAATAAATCTAGCTGTAGTTTTAGCGTAGGCAAAGGACTTAGTTAGAATACCTTTAATATTGCCGAGGGAATTTCTTGACATTCCTGTGTTGAACAGATTATTAATAAGTTCCTGAAGAATGTGTGCTTCTATATCCTTAAGATAATAAGAGCCAATAGCTGGCTTTATATAGAGTTCTATTCTTTTTTTATAACTAGATACTGTATTAGCCTTCAGATTGATTTTGCAATAATTATCAATCCAGTAATTCATATAATCGGATACGGATATGTTAGAGGGTACGAAGTTCTTTCCAGTCTGTTTATACTGTGTAAATGCAACCATACCAGCCTCATAAGCTTCAGACTGGTTTTTAAAGCCACTTTTAGTTATCCATTTCCTTTTACCATCGATAGCGGCGGCTTCAAATCGGTAAGCCCATAGATTACCACGTTTATATGTAAGTACTTTAGATATTTTCTTTTTCATATTAAATCATCCTTTCTGTAAAACATATGTAAGTTGCACCGGTGCAACTTAAAAAATGGGTACAAAAATAACACCTACTTGTCTAAGGCGGTATTATATCATAAGCACAGCTTATGTAAGTATCGTGGTAAAAGCTCTTGTGTTGGTAGCACAGGGGCTTTTATTTATATAATGCAAATAGAGGACCTGAGATGTCATATATCTCAAGTCCTCTATTCACAGCCAAACAAGTTAGCCATATCTTCTTAAGATATATAATAATATAATAGTGTTATTAAGTCAATATAAAGGAAAAAATCCCTCTTTCCATATAAATGGTAAGAGGGATTCTCGCTAGTCATTTTAAACAACGACCATTTCTGTTGGATTAAATCTTACCATTTATATACAATAAAGTCAAATAAAAAATGTGGTAACCGAAGCTACTACCTTACTAATAAATGAAATAGGTGGGGTGACATTCCCACATCTCCAACTAGGGTGACGGCTGCCCGTTCCGTCCTCAGATTTCATTTAATGAAGTAGTTTCGTTATACAATAATAATCACTTATTTACAGCCTTTTCCATAATTCATATCATTTATGAATATATAAAGCAACTTGACAATATAATAAAATGTAAGTATACTTACTATAGTCAACTTGTGATGGAAGAAAGCTGGGTTCCCGAATGGGAGTAGGTACATAGTACTTAGAATCCTTTGCTCCTGGGGTTGACTATTTTTTTTGCTTATTTTTCAGATTATTAAGTATTGTATCGGGTTCCTTTTTAATTTCATTGTAAATAAAATCAATAGCTTGTTGTGAGTAGCTATACTGTGGCTGTGCTGATACATGGTATGTAAAACATAATTTTTCATTATTTTTGATGTTGAAATATAATGTAAAAAGATTAAAATGATACATATTAAATTGCACTTCATTCCCATTGAATAATAGCTTAATATGGTCTTTTTGAATTCTTTTATTAATTTCTTTAATGCACGCTTTAGCACTGTATTTATGTGTATCATTAGGATTTTTAAGTTCTTTAATAATACGAACGCCATCATGTGCATCTTTTTCAAGATGATATATTTCTGTTGCGTTGTTCTTATCTTTGGTCATATAGTGATAATGTTCAACTTTAATTGCAAATGCATTGTTATTAGTTTCAACCATAGGTTCTAAAGTATGTTGAATAGATACTAATTTCTCTGCTATTTGTTCTTCATATTTACCTCGTATTTCGATTTCGTTTAAAGAGTTGAAACGAACAGATAGCGTTATGAAGTTTTCGGGTATTATTGTTGTCATATCGATATTGTGAAACTCCATCATTTTATCTACGAAATTAAATACACACGCTTGTAAAAGAGGAATGTATATTGACTCATATTCTTCTGTAATGAAATGAGTACTTGTATTTCTTAATTCTATTATTTTTTCAAGATTCTTACGCAAAGGAGCGTTTTCGTTTGTGAAAATCTTACAGACACAATTTTCTAGTGTAATAGTTCTATTTGGTTTATTTGAATAGTATATAGAATTTTCTCCAAATTTATTTATTATATGAGCTTTTAGCATCAATTCCCAAGCATTACATATAAAAAAGCTAAATCCCTCAAGTCTATATTTTATAGTTGGCTTGTTGTAAATTTCAATAGCCATTACGAATGCTTCCTTGGATTTATCTAAAAGTCTGTCAATAGTTGTCATAAAACACCATCCTTTCGTATATAAATATATTTCTGGTATTGATAAGAGTCTTTATTATACATATCAAAAGATTTTCGTAAAAGTTCACTCCAATCTGGATAGTCTTGCAAATATCTTCTTGAAATGCCTGACCCAACAAAAAGTACAGGCATGCGATTGCTTTTTACAATCTTTTCTAATGCATTCATTGTTATTACCTCCTGTATTTAATAATATTATTCATTCCCACATCTCCAAAACATAAAAGGTTGGTTCAAAGCCGATAATGTAGTTACATTTTTAGTCCAAATCCGTCAGCCCATAATTTAGCATATTTCTTTTGTGATAACTTAACAGGTAAAGAATTATATGCCTTCATAATTTGTTGGTAATTAAAACAAGGACATATGCAATATATAGATGCATAAGAGTCAATTCGTTTTTTTAGTTCTTCTTGATTAAGAATATATGTATTTCCTATTAGTCTATAAAATGACCACCATGGATTATTAGCAGCACTTACTTGAAGTCGGTGGCAGCCAAATGGGTTTTCTGTCATATAGCTTGCTCCATAACAAAAATTAGGATTTCCACTTCTGCATTTATCACCATAACAGTAATTTAATTGTCCTACAATTTTTCTATCAATAATTTTACCATTGATTATTACAAAAGATGATTTCCAGTTTGCTACAAGCTCATATAGACTAATAAATGAAAGATATTCATTAGGTTTGCTAGAATATATGGCTTGATGCAGGATAACACCATTGTCAGTCTGGGTATGATATTGAGGAGCCTGTTGCGCAAGCATAACGGCTTTCATATAATTACTTGAAGATGATTTCCCAAAAGATACAGAGATATACCAATCAGGAAAATTAATATGTTCATCCTTATTCTCAATATGTTTTTCTTGGGCAGTAGCATTATTATCAGTTTCATGAATATCATTTATCTGAACAGGAAGTTCATATCCAGCTTTATCAGGTGTTTCTATTTCATTTTCAGTATTTGTTAATGCAGATATTTCATTATGTTCTAATGTTTCAGACACAGAATTGCTAGGTATAATATTAGGTAAATAGTCCGTAATATTTTTACTTATTGAAGAAATATTGTATTCTGTAGTTAATATGGAATATATTTTAGTAACTTGTTTTTCATTACCTACTAATGTCCAAAACGAGTTATCTGCAAACTCAATAACTATATAATATGTTGAATAAAAAACATTAGAAATATCTTTTATGTTATATATGTATTTTTTGCCAAGAAAAAAATCAAGAAACAACCCAGCCTCAAATAATCCAACAACACATGTAGATAATTTTTGATTAGGTATTCCATGTACATAACGAACAGAAATATAAAATTTATTATGCATTAAGAAGTTGTATTGTTTTTTCAATGATTTTAAATCAGATTTGCTAATTAACATTTAATATCCCCCTATTCTTCTCTATGTGCAAATATTTCAATTACCTGAACATCTTTGTCTGGCTTGTCGTAATCGCCATTTTCAATATGCTTCATCTCGTGATGATAAGCCAACATCAATTGTTCCATTGAGTGTCTGGCATTTAAGACTATGGTATAGGTATCATCATCACAGCAAACAGTATATGCCTTAATTGTAGTAGGCATATCTACATATAAAATATTAGTATCCAATTTCTCACCCTCTTATCTTTAATCATTTTTGTTAGACATTCGGTCAATCATCTCCTTTACAAACTGAATATCTTCTTTTTTAACCTTGCGTGATGCATCAAAGAGAACTTTATAATCAGGGTTCTCATATAAGAACTGAGCCATATCTCTTGCATCATCATCAAGATAATATACATTATTATCTTCATTAGTATTATAAGAGAGTTTTTTTGTAGCTAAATCATTCATATCTATATTAAATATTTCAGATAATTTCTTTAAGGCTTTAAGTGGTGGTTCAGAAACACCAGACTCCCATTTTTGTATTGTAGTAAATGATTTATAACCAAGCATATTGGCTATGTCATCTTGAGAATATCCTTTTTTAGTTCTTAAAAAACGTATGTTTTCACCAAGGCACATATTAATGTCACCGCCCTTCTTAATTTATATTTGAATAATATAATATAATTGAAGAAAATTCAAGTAGAATTGATAAAAAGATAAAAAAACTTGAAATAAATTCAAAAAAGGTATTGACACTTGAATATAAATCAAGTAACATATGCTTGAAAATAATTCAAGTTGAAATGAGGTGATGAAAAGTTGAATACAAATGAAATGCAGTTCTCCGTTAAAGAATTAAGAGCAAGAAAAAACGAAACACAGGAGCAAGTTGCCAACAAAATCGGTATTTCTCCCCAAACATACTGCTCATGGGAAAAAGATATATCTAATGTGGCAGTAAGTAAAGTTAGAGCTCTTGCTGAGCATTTCGGTGTAACTCTTAATCAGATAAAATTTTAATTTTTTTTTGAATTTAAACTTGAAATTAATTCAAGTAAACATTCAAAGCAAGTAATATAACAAGGAGGTGAGAGCAATTGCGAAGAAAACATATAAGTACATTATCCGTTGCTATGAACCATTCATAGAAGAGAGAGTAAGAACATTAGTGCAGATGATATCAGTAGTAAGGAAAATGAAGAGATTGGGATTTGAATATGTGATTGTGAAAGTACCATTCAGAGAACGACATCCTAATTTCCCATTATATTTTTCAATAGCTGTGCTAGTGATTGTAATACTTTCTGAATAAAAGGATTAGTGTATACATCATAACTGCTTAACAAGGCAAGTATGGAAATGATTACAGGTATCCAGAAACGAAAAGAACTACGGCGTTTGTAACGTAGATACATATTCCCTTTGTCGCTAATGACGTATTTTTTGAAGTTTTTAGGGGAGTTATCTACAAGACTGAATTTACAAAGAAATTGGTATCTTTGCTTTTTGCGAACAGTTTCCTTATAAACACCTGTGAACTTTATGCGTATTAGTAAAAGATGTTCATATATTGATAGTTCTAATTCGTTGAATGGTGTTGGCATAATGTATCCTCCTGTAAGCATTTTAAATAAAGTATAGGAGCTAGAACAGGATTAAACAAGATATTTATACAAGGAGCAAAAAGATGAATGTAACAGCAGTAGCAATAACAACTATTATCTGTATAACAATATTAGTTTTATGCAGAGATGATAAGAAGAAGTAAGAAAGGAGAAAGCAATGAAGACAGAAGCAGTAAAAAGAACACTGGAGGATATGGTGTATACGGTAGAAGAAGTTGCAGAGATTATGAAAACATCTAAACAGTATGTATACAGCCTTGTTAATGCTCATCAGTTAAGAGTATTAAAGATACCTCACACAAGAATAAGAAAGTCTGAACTTGAGAGGTTTTTTAAGGATAACGAGGGAAAAGATTTATCAAATCCTAATGAACCCAAAGATATTGTAAGTTAGGCAAATGAAAGGAAAATAATTGTGCGTGACATAGGTTTAATAGTTGCATTTAACAAAAGAATTAATGTAGCTATTACAGATAGAAGAATAGAGGATGCTTCTAAGTGGTTATTAAGACTTCACCGATTAGAGTGCAAAGCTGGAGTTTCAATAGGTGATTATCGGTTAAGGAATATATAAAAAGAGCCGCAGTGAGGCAACACTGCAACTCAAGTAAAAAATCTCAACTACAGTGTAGAACATTTAGGAGTAAAAATCAATGTATAAATATATTTGTGAGAGATGTAAGGCAAGATTAGACCCAGGAGAAAAATGTAATTGTGAGGATGAAGAGGCACGTTATCTTCGCAAATTCAAATTAACGAAAACTGGACAATATGAATTTAATTTCAAACAGGAAGAAACCATTAATTTATTAAGAAGATCAGATTAGGAGATTTAAGTATGAATGAGATGATAGTGTCTGTAGAGCAGACTAATGGAATTTTAAATATCAGTAATTATGATGAGATTAAGGCAAATGTACAGGCTTCAATGGAATTATATAAGACAATGGTATTTACAGAGGATACGCTTATTGAAGCAAAAAGCACCGTTGCTACATTGAGAAAGTTAAGCAAATGCCTTGATGATAAGAGAAAAGATGTAAAAAGGAGATATATGCTGCCTTATGAAGAGTTTGAGGACAAGATAAAAGAACTCCAGCAGATTATTGCAGAGCCAATAGAACTTATAGCTCAACAGACTAAGGAATATGAGGATAAGCGTATCGAACAGAAGAAGGAAGAAATTCAAAAGGTATACGATAACTGTATAGAGGGTATGCAGGAATATCTTCCTTTAAGCAGGATTTATTCTAAGACTTGGGAGAACAAGGGAACTTCTATTAAGAAGATTAAAGAAGCTATAGAAACATTAGTTGATAATGCCAAAATGTCAGTTGAAACAATTAAGAATATGCACAGCGATGCTGAACAGAAAGCACTGGATACGTTTAAGAAGACTCTTGATTTGGCAATGTCTATTAATGTAATAACGAAGTACGAAGCTGACAAAGCAGAGATATTAAGAAAAGAGCAGGAGCGAAAGGCGGAGCAGGAACGTAAGGCAGAAGAAGATAAAAGAATACAGGAAAAGGTTAGCAAGGATGATATAAAGCAGAATGTTAAAAGTGCAGATGAAGCCTTTGTTGAAGCTTGCAATAGTGTAGATGATGATATGGTAGCAGCCTTTGTTACAGGATCTAATGAACAGCAGAAGGAATTTATATTGAAGATATATTGTTCTGAAACTGAAAAAGATATGATTTGTGAATATATTGATAATATTGGTGTGATGTATCAGGAGGTATGTAATGGCAGAGAGTAAAAGCATTTACGAAAAGCTTGCAGAGATGAGAGTGGAATTGCAGGCAAAGAAATTAATTAAGACTGGAAAAAATACATACAGCAAATATGAGTATTATGAACTTTCAGATTTCCTTCCATCCTGCAATAGTATTGCGACACAGCATAAGACATTGTTTAAATTTGCAATTAATGAGAACACAGCAAGTCTTACACTTATTAATCTTGAGAATTTAGAGGATGTAATTGAATTCAGTATACCTACCGCTAATGTAAGCATTCAGGGAGCTACTGCAATGCAGAATATTGGTGCGGTAACAACATATGCCAGAAGATACCTCTATATGATAGCGATGGAGATAAGCGAGGATGATAACCTTGATACAGCAGATACTGCGGAAAAGGTTACAAAGGAACAGCAACAGCGGAAAGAAGAAGCTGAACGTAAAGCTCAGGAAGCAAAAGAAGCTGAAATAAAAGCTATGAAGATAACCAAGCCTAAGATAATGACAATTGAACAGGAGATTAAAAGAACAGGGGTATCCAGCAAAGTGATATGTGAGCGTTTCAGAGTTAATAGTCTTGAAGAAATTACAGAAGAAATGTTCCCTAAAGTAATGCAGGCTTTAAGGGCAACAGCTTCAAAGCCGGTTATTGAAGAATGAAATGCACAGGAAGATATAAAGATGTATCAATAGATTTTCAGACAATGAAACAGATACTTATGTTAGAAGTAAATGATAATGTGGCTGGACAGTTTATTGAGCTTAAAGAAAAGGAAAAGCTGGATATAGAAATTAAGCCCCACAGGGAAAGGCGAAGTCTTGATGCCAATGCCTATTTTCACGTTCTTGTAGGCAAGATAGCTGATAAGCAGAGGTTATCTAAAGCCAAGGTTAAGAATATGCTTCTGGGACAATATGGACAGCCTATGGAAGTTGATGCCGGTGTTGTGGCAGTAATAAAAACCAATATACCAATAAATACAGCATATGAAATGGAAGAACCACATTTAAGATACATCAAATATGAAGTTGAAAATGGATTTGAAGTATATTTCTACAAAATCATAAGAGGCAGTCATACATACAATTCTTATGAAATGTCTGTATTAATTGATGGTACTGTGGCAGAAGCAAAAGATCTGGGAATAGACACAATATCTCCTGTAGAGCTGGCACAGCTCAAAGAAAGGTGGAATATATGAGTAAGAAACTTAAAAGTGTATTCACTGATAATATGGATGAATGTATATTCACAGGTTCAATTACAGTAGAACGGCATCATATATTCGGAGGATCTAACAGGAAGAAAAGTGAGAAGTATGGATTTGTAGTTCCACTTCGTCCAGATTTACACCCTAATGGAGTATATGCCGGACAATATGCCAATGTCATAGACTTAAGGCTTAAGAAGATGGCACAGAAGTATTATGAAGAGAATTATGGTACAAGAGAATATTTTATACAGGAGTTTGGAAGAAATTATCTGTGACATATAATATCACACAATCTACGTTGTCACAGAAATACATATAAGCCCTGTGGTGCATACTTCCACAGGGCGGAAAGGAGCTGAATGCTCTATACATTTACTATTAAAGGTACATTGCCAGGTCTTAATGAATATTTAAAGGCGGAAAGAAGCTTTCATAACAGGCATAGCAATGGAAATGATATGAAACAACAGTATCAGGTGATTATATCTAACGCTATAAGGCTTGAATTAAAGCGTACACATATAAATAGTCCTATAAGACTTAAATATATGTTCTATGAGCCAAATAGAAAACGAGACCTTGATAATATAGCAGGAGTTGCACATAAGTTCATACAGGATGCACTTGTTAAATGCAAGGTTATAGATAATGACGGCTGGAATAACATAGTAGGCTTTGAAGATCATTTCTTCATAGATAAACATAACCCACGAATAGAAGTGGTCCTGGAAGAGGTGAAGCCGTGATGACAGAACAGCGTATCGACTACATAAAACAGCTGAACGGGTTTGAAAGGTGGCTCGAAAGTCATTACTTGCCGAGTGCTGCGCAATTATTGTACTACAAGTTATTAAGTATTAATAATATGGCAGGGTGGTGCGAGTGGATACAAGTAGATAACCAGCGAGTAATGTCTCGTTGTCAGATGTCAAGAGAGGCTACGTTAGTCGAAAACAGGAATAAATTAATAGATGCTGGACTTATAGAATTCCAGAGAGGGAAAAAAGGAAGTCCTAATAAATACAAGATTTGTACTTTCAAATCCGTAGTAAAAAGCGTAGGAGAAACCGAAGCAGAAAGCGTAGTACAAACCGAAGGGAAAAGCGTAGGAGAAACCGTAGCCATATATAAACATAAACGAAAACTAAATAATATAGCGCCTGCGCGCGTGAACAACAAATTTAATAATTTTAACCAAAGACCAAAACATTCAGACGAGTTCTACAACTCTGTTCTGGACAACTAACGAAAGGAGCTATAGAGATGATGGATTTAGAAGCTGTAAATCAGTTTAGTAAATCGCTTACGGAAGAAACTAACAGACTTATCAAAATCAGAGCCTTAGCCACAGATATAAGTGCTAAAGCACTGTACAAGGTAGAATTTGAACCTGATGGTTCAGCGGCTCATTATGAGGCATTTGAGAATATACCAGTGCTTAATGATATAGCTGAGGAAACTGCACACTTTATCAAGGACCGATTAGATAAATATCTTGAAGATAAAAGTGCAAAACTTGAAGATTGTGTTGCAGCTATGATGGCAGAATTTGGACTTGCACAGGGTAATGATTTGGGAAAAGTAACAGCTGGTTTAAATGGGCCAGGCAATAGCTTAAATAATTCCAAGCAGGCAAAGAACCAGCAGGAAGATAAGAAAATCTGTGCAGCAGGAAAGGCGAATACTCCCAGTTAAAAGAGGTATCTGCTGTGATAAGTGCGGAAAGGCTATTGACACGCAAAAATACAGTTTAGAGGAATATGTGTATAAGCGCATTGTCCGTGGAAAGATGAAATATTATTGCAGTTACAATCATATGCGTGTTGCACAGCTTGAAGATGAAGCACAGAAGCAGGCGAAGAAGTCAGCACAGAGGAAAGAAGGGAAAAGTGATGGCTAGGTTAAGCAAAGAGTTAAAGTCTGCTGATGAAGAATTGAGGTGCTGATATGACAGATGTATATGAATGTGAAGGTCAGATGAGCATATATGAGTTCCTGGACAAAGAGCCAGAGGAAACAAAGTGGAATAAATGGCCAGATAAGATACCAGAAGAACGTGGCAGATGGTATGAACTATTGCTTAAATGTGTATTTGAGGATGGTGTTGAGTTTGTAATTGATGGGAAATACAGAGATAAGACACTTATAGGTAATCCGCTGCCAGTTGAATATAGGAGTAAGAAATGCGAGATATATTGGAGGTATAAGGAGAATGGAGTTACAGATATTTAACAACAATGAATTCGGACAGATAAGGTCACTTATGCTGGATGATGAAGTGTGGTTTATTGGAAAAGATATCACATTGGCTCTTGGATATTCCAATGACCGCAAGGCATTACAGGATAATGTTGATGCAGATGACAGGCGATTAATTCAAAAGTCACTTTGTGGAACATTAGAAATTCCAAACAGAGGAATTACAGCAATTAATGAGAGCGGATTATATTCACTTGTGCTAAGAAGCAAGCTGCCTAATGCTAAGAAGTTTAAGAAGTGGGTTACATCAGAGGTGCTTCCAAGCATACGAAAGAATGGAAGCTATCAGAAGCCGCTCAGCCAACAGGAAATGATGAGAATACAGTTAGGTATGATAGATGATGTTTCAGACAGGGTTACAAAGTTAGAGAATACTATGAATATAGATTATGGACAGCAGCATAGTTTAGGTGAGCTCATAGCATCAAGAGTTATAGAGCTGGTAGGTGGAAAGAAGTCGAATGCTTATAAGGAGATAGGCAGGAAAGTATTTTCAGAAATCAATCACGATTATAAGGATTATTTCAATGTCAATGCAAGAGGCAATACACCAAGGCTTAAATACGAGGAAGCTGTGGAGTATGTAAAGAACTGGATACCGAGTACAAATACAATGATGATGATTAAGGATTGTAATGCGCAGATGTCTATGCCGGAAGATTGGAGGTAAAGAAAGTGAGATTAATTGATGCAGATGCTTTTAAAGAATATATAAAGAATGGCTTTCAAGATGCAATGAATCTCTTTAAAAATGAAGAAGGCAGAGATGTAGCAAGACAGATAACAGATGCTTTTTGCCGTGATATAGATGAGCAGCCAACAGCCTATGATGTAAGGGAGAAGACTATAGAGGATTCAAAAGAAGCAGTAGCAAAGGCAATATGTATAGGGTGCGGCTATCTCAAAGAGACAGAATGTATATATACTGGACAGAATTGTAGAACTAGCAAACCAATGTTAGAAGTAGCCATGAAAGCATTAGATAAATTAAAGGCAGGTGATTCATAATGCTAACATTGCCAATCAAAAAGAAGTGGTTTGATATGATTGCTTCAGGTGAGAAAAAAGAAGAATATAGGGAAATAAAAGAATATTACGAAATAAGACTCCAGAATCTGTTCGGAGCAATAACTATATATCCATCAAGTATTTTCTTACATAGAAGCGAATGTGAGTTATTGCAAGGCGAGGCAGTACCTGAGGAGATAAGAAAAGACAGTGTTCAGGAGATTATTTTCCGTAATGGCTATTCAAAGAATTCTAAAGCGATAAAAGCAAGATGCAGACTACGGATTGGAAAGGGAAAAACAGAGTGGGGAGCTGAACCAGGTAAACAGTATTATGTTTTAGAAATCCTGAATATTGAAGAGCTGGCAGCAGTTAAATAATAATGGCTGGGATTTTACTTGGTGGAGAGAGACGAAAGGAAGGTAATTATATTGAAAGAAGTTAAACATTACATATGTGAGATATGTGGAACAGAATATAATGATAAAACTAAAGCACAGCATTGTGAAAAGGGACATTGTAAGCCATTGGAAATAATAAAGGCACGTTATTTAAGTGTAGGCAATAACGCTAAAGGGTATCCATTAGAAATAACAGTAAAAATGGCTGATGGTACAGAACAGAAGTACAAGCGATAGGTAGGTGTAGTGAGTGGAAGAACAGTACAATATCAAAGAAATATTGATACAGTATGAAGACTTGGTAAAGGAGAGAGAATCATTAAAAGAATCTATATCTCAGATAGAGAAAAGGATAAGTAAGATGGAGCAGGAAGGATATACTGTAATAGATAGTGTATCAGGCGGAAATGGTGGCAAGCAGCATTTTAAGATAGAAGGCTTCCCATATTCGGAGTATGATACTCAGATGGCATTATTGATGTTAAGAAAGTCGCAGCAGGAAGATGTTCTTGAGAAGATAGAACAGCAGATAGCGCTTGCAGAGCATTATATATACCAGATAAAGAGCAGTGCTATGAGAAGGATGATTACATACAGATATGTTAATAAGTATTCTTGGATAAAAGTAGCGCATAGTATGGGAAAACACTATACTGCGGATGGATGCAGGATGGCAGTTGAAAGATTTTTGAAAGAAAAATAAAAGTCTGTTCGTTTTGTTCGTTCTGTTCGTTTTATATGTGGTAATATTTATCGTGGAACAGATGCAGAATGCACTGAGTCACGGACATATATTAGTCTGAAATTCAATAATATCCCCTGTGGTGCTGGTGAGAGCTGGCACCATTACTCCTAAATTGATAATTATCCCCTCTTAAGGCACTGACGAAAGTTGGTGTCTTATTTTGTTGATTTTTGGTATATTAAGTTATATTATAAATAAAAAAAGACAAGGGGGATTATATATGTCTAGAAAAGTAGAATTTTATACAATAACAATATACCAAAATGGAGTAAAGACTGATTATTCAATTATGAAATTATTTAGAAATATAAAAATAAATTTATTGGAATCAGAGAATAATACTGATAGAACAAGAGAATTTGATGGTAGAAAGATAAGACTATTTTCATATTATGAGTCACTTAATAATAATCAGATAGTGTTGCCTTTTGGACGAGATAAAGGTGGCAATAAACCATATGGTGTAGATAAAAAAGATAGACTAGAAGAAATACCAAGAGATTTATATGATGTTAATGCATTAGGATATGATAGAGAATATAATATTATGTTATTTACAACCAATCAAAATGGTCCAACAATCAAAAATGTTGAGCAGTATTTAAATTCTTGTATAAGCAGTACGGCTGGTATTAATTTGAGAATTGAACCGATAGAATATAATACTGGAATAGAAAAAGTTAGAAATGCAGAATTGGTGAAGTCGATTACTTTTAGTTTAGACTTAGGACAATCATTAAATGCATATTATAATCGTCAGATAGATGATAATACTGGAGCGCCATCATTAGTAGAAGCTTTCAGAAATTTTGCTGAAACTGCTCATAGTGAAGGTGATAGTAGATTGTTATCATTAAAAATGTCATTGGGACATACAAGAAGAGATGCAACGCTTAATAAGGAAAGTATTCTATATCTGATAGAACAGATAAATATTGATTCGGGATTTGTTAAAGAGATTAGAGTTGATTATAAAAATGGCACAGAGGAAAAATTGGATTTTGCTACTTTAAAAGATACAAAATTATTGTTATCACATAATTGCACTTGTGCTGGTAGTCAAGTTGCACCACAGGAATTATTGAATAATTTTGATGGCGCAATAGAAAATAGAATTAGAGAAATAACAAGTCATATGAGAGTATTTAATCAAGATAAAAGACAGTATGCTGGTGGTGATATTTCTATAGTTGTAAACGTATAGTATTATACGAGGTGAGATTTAATATGATAAAAAACCCAGAAGATATTAAAGAATTTTTAAAAAATATAAAGTTGGAAATAGTTATAGTGATTGTGTATATTGTATTATACATTATAAAAAATAAATGTCATTTATTAGAGCTGATTAATTTACAATCTTATTTTACACAGGACAGATTAAATGGTGTGGCAACATTTTTTGCTATAACTATAGCAACATATATAGCTGTAGTAACAATATTAGCCACTACAGAAATTGGCATTAGTAAAAGAATGTTAGAACAGCGGTTAGATAAGCCGCTAATTAATGTAATAATGTTTGGGGTTATTGAAAATTTTATTGCTGTTGCATTGTCTATATTTATGCCAAGTAGTGAAGTTGTATATGAATTAATAGCATTATTTATTATCTTGTCATTATGTTCATTTGTTAAGTTTATAATATTGCTTATAACTATATTTAAAGTAAATATGAATGAAATGGCAAAATCGATAGATGATAAAGAAAAATATGAAAATGATTTAATTGCGGAATTAAAAAAAATTTCTATGTATTGTAAAAAAAATAATGAAAATAAATAAATTATCTTAATAAAAGAGACACCAATTATGCTGGTGTCTTTTATTATGCTAGAAAGGAGCTGATTGTATGGCATTAACAGATAAACAGAAGCGATTCTGTGAAGAATACCTTATAGACCTCAATGCCACACAGGCAGCTATCAGGGCAGGGTATTCACCGAAAACAGCAGAACAGACGGCATCAAGACTGTTAAGAAATGTTAAGGTGCAGGAATATATAGCAAAAAGACAAAAAGAGCTATCAAGGAGCACACATATAACCCAGGAAAGAGTTATCAAGGAGCTTGCCCTGATAGCTTTTTCTAATAATGCGGACTATGCACGTGTAGTAGAGAAAAAGATGCAGACAGAAGTTGATGGAATGCTGGTTGATGTTCTTGGTGAAGATGGCAAGCCTATAATGTATAGGACGGTAGAGCCAGTACTGACAGATGAACTTACAGAAGAACAGAAGAGAGCATTGGCAGTTATCAAGAAGGGTAGAGATGGACTGGAAGTGAAATCTTTCGATAAGGTCAGGGCATTGGAACTGCTTGGTAAACATCTGGGAATATTTACTGAGAAGATAGAGGCTAATGTAAACGATACAACCAGGAGTGAATTACAGGAGCTTCTTGCACAGCGTAAAGCAAGAGGTGAGCCAGATGCTTCTAAGTGATAAATACTGGGATTACATAGACACACCTGCAAGAGCAGAGTTCTTAGAGGGTTCAACTGCATCAGGAAAGACAACAACAGTAGCTGTTAAGTTCATTATGAATGTAGCTGAATCAGATATGAAGCTGCACGTTATAGCAGGTAAAACAACAGGTGTTATTGAGAAGAATATAATAAATGCTGATATGGGATTGTTACAGATATTCCCCAATCTGGAATACTGTGGTAATGGCGATAAAGAAAATAAACTTCCGCACATTAAATTCAAAACTGGCAGCAGTACTAAGATAATATATATTCTTGGCTATGATAATGCCAGTAAATGGAAGAATGCCTTGGGTTCACAGTTTGGATGTGTGTGGGTAGATGAGTGCAATACAGCTAACATAGACTTCATACGAGAGATATTCGGACGTTCTGAATACTTTGTAGGTACGCTTAACCCGGATGCGCCTACACTTCCTATATATTCAGAATACATCAATCATGCAAGGCCTATAGATAAGTACAGGGCAGATGTGCCGGAAGAAATATGGAAGGACCTTAACGGTTGTGAGCCTATTAAAGGCTGGGTGTACTGGTTCTTTAATATGACAGACAATATATCTATGACACCAGAGAAGATAGAACAGAAAAAAATGAGCTATCCTCCTGGCACTAAGATATATAAAAACAAGATATTAGGATTACGAGGCAAGGCTACCGGTCTTGTCTTTTCTAATTTCTGCAATAGGCATATCATTACTAGAGATCAGGCAAAGTCATACATCAGACGTGAGGTTGATGAAATGCAGGGCGAATATTTCATAATATTCACCAGCGGACTTGATACAGCTTATTCAACCAAGAGCCCGGATACGATTGCTATGTCCTTTATGGGAATAACAAACAAGGGCAAGCTGATAGTGCTGGATGAAAAGGTGTATAACAATGCAGAACTTGATATACCAATAGCTCCGTCTGATACGGTAAGGAATTACATTGACTTCCTGGAGCGTAACAGAAAAGAATGGGGTGGAATGTCAAAAAATGTGTTTATAGATAACGCTGATCAGGCAACGATAACAGAGTTTGCCAAGTACAAGAGAGAACACATTGACTGCCAGTATATATTTAATAATGCGTATAAGAAAGTAACCATAATAGATAGAATTAACTTACAGCTTGGCTGGATGTCCTTTAATGACGAAAAGGGCAGAGAGCCAAGCTTTTATATTGTCGATACTTGCACGAATTACAAGACAGAGTTAGAAACGTATTCGTGGCTTGAAGATAAGGACTGTGAGCCTGAGGATGGCAATGACCATATGGTAAACAGCGTACAGTATGGCTGGATTCCTTATCGAAGCAGGATAGGTATAGAGAATAAGAAATAATTCCAGATAGGAGAGTGAGAGAGGTGAACATATTTACAAGTATGGCAGAGAAGATAAAAACAGGAATAAGAACGTGGCTGCACATCCAGCCGGCTGTTAATGGATCCATAAGCATACAGGAAACTCTTGATTACGAGGGAAATGCCATAAAGAACAAGATATGGTACAGAGGTGAGAGTGAAGAATTGTCACAGCTATACAGCCAGATAGATGGTGACAAGACAAGGTTCTGGTCTGCATCCTGTACAATAGGTATGGAGATAAGAAAGATACACGTAGGTCTCCCTGCTATGTTATGCGATATGCTGGCCAGTATAGTAACAGATGATATGAATTTAATAGATGCTGGCAGCAGGCAGACAGAATGGGATAAGATAGCAGAGGAAAATGATTTCATTGAGCTTGTTAAGCAGGCAATAACAGAAACACTTTATATCGGTGATGGAGCATTCAAGATATCGTTCGATACGAACCTTAGCAAGTATCCTATATTGGAATTCTACTCTGGTGATAAGACAGAGATTATCAAGGACAGGGGAAGAGTTAAGGAGATAGTGTTTAAGACTGTGTATAACGTGCAGAGACAGGAATATGTATTACTTGAACATTATGGCATAGGCTACATACATTATGAGCTTACAAGAGGCGGCAGGGAATATGATTTAAGTGTTATACCGGAGCTGGCACATCTTAGTGATGTTACCTGGAATGACAAGTTTATAATGGCTGTTCCTCTTCTGTTTTATAAGTCAGCCAAGTATAAAGGACGAGGCAAGAGCATATTTGATGCAAAGATAGATAACTTTGATGCGCTGGATGAAGCATGGTCACAATGGATGGATGCCTTAAGGAGGAATAGAACAAAGGAATATATACCGGAGAATATGTTACCAAGGAATCCCCTGGATGGAAAAGTGCTAAAGCCTAATGCTTTTGATAATGCCTATATAAAAACAGATGGCAGCATGGCAGAAGGTACAGTTAATAAGATAGAGCTTGTACAGGGCAATATCCCACACGAAAGCTATCTTGCAACATATATCACAGCGTTGGATCTTTGTTTACAGGGGATTATGAGCCCATCAACATTAGGCATAGATGTTAAGAAACTGGATAATGCGGATGCACAGAGGGAGAAAGAGAAAGCAACGCTTTACAGCAGAAATAACATTGTAGAGCGGCTTCAGAAGGTTCTTCCAAAGCTTGTTACAGCAACATTTAATGCCATAGACACGCTTAATAAGACAGCTATTAAGGATATAGATATTGATGTGACATTTGGCGAATATGCTAACCCATCTTTTGAAAGCCAGGTAGAAACAGTCAGCAAGGCAAAGCAGGGCGGTATTATGAGCATAGAGGCATCTGTTGATGAGCTGTATGGAGATACTAAGGATGACGAATGGAAGCAGGAAGAGATAGCAAGACTTAAGGCTGAGCAGGGTATATCTGATATGGAAGAGCCGGCACTTAATATGCAGGCAGATGGCTTTACAGTTAATGGCACTGATAACAGTTTTACAGGTTTTGATAACAAGTGAGGTAGCTTATGGCACTTAATACAGAATATGACATAGAGAAAGCCTTTAGAGCCATAGAAGATGAGCTGATTGCTTCTATGATACGAAATCTTGACAGACACAGAGCTGAAGAAGATGAACTTGGATTCAACTGGACACAATGGCAGGTAGAACAGCTTAAAGCCTTAGAAAAATATAAAGCAGATAACAAGACACGTTTTGCGGGTAGATTCAGCGATATAAACAGTTCAATTGATGCAATGATATTTACAGCAAGGCAGACAGGCGGCACAGAGCAGGAACAGAAGATATTAAGAGCATTGAAAAAGGGATTAAAAGCATCCAAGGTGTCACAAGGCACTGAGGGTGCTTTTTTCAAGCTTAACACAAGAAAGCTTAATGCCCTGATTAAAGCTACGAAGTCAGATTTTAACAGGGCGGAAAAAGCAATGCTTAGAATGTCGGAAGATAAATACCGGCAGATAATATTCAATGCTCAGGTGTATGCGAATACGGGTGCAGGAACATATGAGAAAGCAGTTGATATGGCTACAAGAGATTTTCTTAAAGCTGGTATTAACTGTATTGAATATGCGAATGGCGCAAGGCATACTATGAAAGATTATGCTAAGATGGCAATTCAGACAGCCAATAAGCGTGCATATCTAACCGGAGAGGGAGAGATGAGACAGTCCTGGGGAATTAGTACAGTTATTATGAATAAGCGTGCTAATGCCTGTCCTAAGTGCCTTCCATTTGTTGGAAAAGTACTTATAGATGATGTATGGAGTGGCGGTAAGGCATCTGATGGTCCTTATCCGCTTATGTCATCTGCAATAGCTGCGGGGTTGTACCATCCAAATTGCAAAGACGTACATACAACATATTTCCCTGAGCTGGATGAAGAGCCAGACAGTAAGTTTACCAAGGAAGAGTTAGAAAAGGTCAATGAAGATTACAAGCAGGATCAGAAGCAGCAATATGCAGGCAGGATGGTTGAGAAGTTTGACAGGTTGGCTAAGTACTCATTAGACCCGGATAATCAGAAAATGTATGCGGCTAGAAAGGAACAGTGGGAGCAAAGTATATTATTTAATGGTAGTTCTGAAAAACATATTGAGGAATTACATAAGAATGATATAATGAATTTATCAGATAAAGAATTACAAGCAGTTACACAATATAAGAGCTTTGAAGCATATATTATAAATGATGTTTTAAGAAATGCAAATGATTTATCAAATTTAAAATCAGAACATAAACAACTTGTAAACAATTTAGATGCAGCACTGTCAAAAATATCAAAATTCAATGGAAATTTAATAAGAACTGTTGATTTTTCTGACAGGAAGGATGAGCAAGATAGAATTAAAGAATTTGTAAGTGAATATGTTGAAGGAACAATAATAACAATTAAACAATACTGGAGTACATCAAAGACAGAAGGATATAATGATTTAGCAAAAATAAAAATTTATATACAAAATACAAAAAATGGGCGAGATATAAGTTCTATTGGCTTAAATGAAAATGAAGTCCTTTATGAGCGAAATAGTAAATTTAAAGTTATTTCAAAAATATTAGTCGGGGAGATTTGGCATATTCTTTTAGAGGAGGCGGATTAAATGAAGTTAACAGCAAGAGAATGGCTTTTACTACCAGAAGCAGAGCAAATGCAAAGAGGAAAAGAACTTTCTCCAGAAGAATGTTTTAAACTTAGGATGGAACTTAGTGAAGTTAATTTTACGGAGGAGGAAAAACAAAAATTAACAAAAGTAGAACGTGAGAGATTTATAAATCCACCGAAGAGAACTGATGAGGAAATAGAAAAAAATAATAGAACAACATTTAAAGTTTTACAGAATTGGAAAATTTTACCTAAAGATATAACATTTGAAGAATGGATAAAAGCAGGTAAACCTCTTAATTATTAATATAGGTGTATTTATATATCAAGTGACGCACTTGGTATAAATGAATATAATGTGGGTAAGATAAGTGATTATGCAGAAATTAAGTATTTACGAGAAAGATATGATAAAGTTGAAGCAGAATATATTACGTTAATAAAAAGAAATGGAGGTAAATTATGCCAGTAAAATATCCAGAAGCCACAGCTGGCTCAATGAATATATGAATGTAGATGAACTTATAGAGCACGGCGCCCTCATCTGGGAAGCTCATTGGAATAATGATGGAAAGATATGTGAAGATAAATTTGCTATATCACAGGAAAGCAGTGATTATTATCTTAATGATGGGACAAGGGTAGATTTTGACATTATGCGTGATGACGTCTTTGACAGACTTATAAAAGCAAATGAATATGATCACAGAGATGACATTGATGGCAATGATAATTCAATCTCAGATAATAATGCTGAAACTGATGTAGTTGATACAGAGCAGTTACAGTATCAGATTGGAGATTGCGTTGAGTATAATACAATATATGCTTCATCAACATCAGAATCCGGACTTACACCATCAGAGGGATTTAATAGTGGAACAATTACAAGGGTTATTCCTTGGGCGGTCAATCCTTACTTAATAAATAATGGAACAGGTTGGGTCAACGATTGCTGTATTATATCAAGCGACAATTCAAATGATGAAGGCTGCGATAATGCAGATATAAAAGTTGGTGATAAAGTAAGAGTTATTCTTAATGTCGATTATGACACTGACCGAGAATTTAACCTTTACTATGATGAATATGATGTTATTCAGATTAATGGTGATCGTGCAGTAATTGGTATTGGTAATACAGTAACAAGTGCAATTAATATCCGTAACATTGAAAGAGTTTAATATTATAATGTGATAAGAATTCTATAAAATAAGGTAGAAACTCCTACTCATCCATTTCTGTTTCTATCAGTTCCCTGCTGGCATATAAAAACACACGCATTATGCGCATAAAATATTGACATTATGCGTATAATGTGTATAATATAATTATAGATAAGATACCAAGGAAGGAGATGAGTTGATGACTGTCAGAGAGCTTGATAAGCTTATAAGAAATGACGGTTGGTATCTCGTTAAGCAAGTTGGTTCGCATATGCAGTATAAGCATCCAACTAAAGCAGGAAAAGTAACGATACCTAACCATAGAGGAGATGTCGATATACGAACGGCTAACTCAGTACTTAAGCAGGCAGGACTTAAATAG